CACGAAAGCATTGGTAAGGTACTGACACTGGCAAAGAACGATGTTGGCATATCTACCGGACTGAAACATCTGGACTTGGCTCTGGACGGTGGTGTTACCAGGCCCAGTTTTAATATCGTGTCAGCGTCCACTGGTGACGGTAAGTCCGTGTTTTTGCAGAACATTGCAAGCTACTATAGTTTGAAAAACAATAACGTAGTCTTCTATTCTCTTGAGCTTGAGCCTGCCATCATAGCACAGCGATTTGCCGCCATCAAGGGTGGGTTCAATATCAAAAAGGTTTTCTATGATGCTGATACTGTGCAACGTAGAATGACAACTCAGGGGTTAACATCGGGTAAGCTCTACGTGGTTAAATTACCCATGGCCGGTACAACCATGTCCAACATCATAGCACATTACAACGATCTTACCCTGGAAACTGGTTTACATTTCGGTGTGGTTTGTATAGACTATATCGATATCATGAATCCAATCGAGAAGATTGATAAGGCAAATATTCACCTGAAGGACAAGTATGTTGCCGAGGAAATGAATGATTGGTTTCACCAAACCAAGTTGATTGGTTGGACGGCATCCCAACAGACCAAGGGTGCCCAAGACGAGAAGGATGCCAGGCAATCTGGTGTTGCCGGTGGTGCACCGAAGATTAGCACTTGCGATAACCTCTTCATTTTAAAGAGGTCTATGGAGGACCGTAAGGACAAAAAAACCTGGTTGCATATCAAGAAAGCTCGATCATCCGGTGGTGTGAATAAGCAAGTACCGATTCATTGGGAGGATGATACTACCCTTAGAATGACAGACGGAGATGACAGCGATTATCGGAATGCCAATTCTGCTATTGATAGTGAAGAAGTCACTAAAAAGGAGGTTAGTGAAGTCGTAAGTACTGATGCTCTGTTCCGGGATGCTAATCAAGAATTGAAGGACAGAATCAAGCGCAAGAATAAGGCAATCAACGAAGCCGAAGATACGACCGGTAAAGAGAAGAATGCTTCAACCGTAATGCAGGGACTTCGTGACAAGATAGCCAACAAGAATTCAACCAAAGAAATAGGTGATAGTAATGAGTGAAGAGAAATCAGATATTAATGAAGTACCAGGTTCAGTAAATGGGATGTTCATCGGATATTTCAGATTTGACCCAACCACTACCTTTGAGTTAGATGACTTAATCACTATACTCAAGGCCATGGACATCCGCTTCGGACCCGAAGAGTTCGAGAAGCTACCCGAGAAGACCAAGAAACAATTCTCGGTGTATACTCGTGAGGGTAAAAGCTTTCGATATGGTCAAGACCATAGACGTTGGTAAATATTTTTATCATGGACAAAGAACGGCGACTAGGGTTTTTAGACGAGCTCAACAACATATTTTCCCCTGCAACATTGAATGCACGGGGTGAAAATGCGTGGGCAGTTGCCGTCAAGTTCCTTACCCTCTTACAGGAACAGATTCCAGAGGACGAAGAAAGGCGCAAATTGATGAATGCCTGGATGCGTTCGGTTAAGGATAAGAACTACAAGAAGTTCAGTAGTGCACTTCGACGATATGAAAGGCAACGACATGAGTGAATCAAATAAAAGACCTAATGCTACACCTCCACCTCCTCCACCTTTTCCACCAAATAGAATAGTAAAGGAGAGTTCATTTCCACCCATTGGTCCTATTGTAGTAGTAATTGTTCTTTTGATTCTATTCGTATTCACGTAATTGAATGAAAGGCAACGATATGAGCAATAACACTATATTGAATTGGGTAGCTTACACCTGTTGTGGTCTATCTGTGGTTGTGCTAGTGCTTTTGGGAATAACAGCGGTGGACATGTATGAGTATTCTAAAACCAAAGAATGCGTCGATTGTTGGATTCTACAATGGCTCGCTAATATGTAAATACCTGCATGGATAAATTGCTGAAAGAATTAAATGATATCAGAAGAAGAGCCGGTCTCAAACCGATCAAAGAATTTGCGTCTGGTGGCGCTGTTTCTGGTGGTGCCATTGCCAGTACTGTTGCTCCTGTGGGTGGGAAGAAGCGCAAGAAGAAGTCTAAAAAGAAGACAGAAACAATCTTCGCAATGAGCTCAGAGGACTAAGTGACCCCATCCCTTGCCCCGTTTGATTTTACTGATAGTAGCCTCGCTGACTCCATAGTCCTTAGCGATGTCTTTCTGCATACGGGTATCACCTAAGATACTCTTTACCTTCTCTTCGGTCAATTTGGATGAATGATTGCTCGAACCTTGTATTCTGGCTTTCTGATCAACATTCCAACCTTTCACTTTTTGATTGTAACCAAAGGGCATGCTGGTGTGGAACTTTTTGATGTATTCGTTTCTCTTCTGAATAGCCTCTTCCTTGGTCTCCACTTCGTCGATAATGGCTGCAGTGAAATGTTCATCACCGAACATAGCAATAGCTGTCCTCAATAGTCGGGATCCGTTACGCTTGCACCTATTAAGATGCTCCCGAATACGATCAGAAGCATTCTTTCCATAACCAATATACCCCTCATTGGTGGTCAGATTAGTAATTTTGTATATTTTGAATGGTTTAGACATAGTTTTTTCATTCCTTCCTAAATACTTATAGGATTTACTCACTTTAACGAGTATATTTCATAAACCAAAAACAAGAGGATAAAAACAATGTCCGTAGTACGCACAAATGATGCAGCCAACAGCAATGAGAATCGTCACGTTACGTTTATCGTTGAGCCAATTGTTGGTGAGCACGCCGCTGATCTTTTGGTCAGCCTTTCAGGTCCTAACACCCATTACCCACGTTACGGCAAGATCCAGGCCCCTACTCTTCTGCAAGAGCTGGCCCAGCTTCGCCTGTCCTTGATCACCCGTGTTGCTACTCAGTATGCAATTCTGGTTGGTGTTCAGGTCGTTGACAACACCTCCGCCGACGCCAATGGAGCTGTTCGTCTTACTTTCGAGACTGACCGTAGTGGTGTTTTCTACCGCAACGCATGGGGTCCAACCGTAGTTGGTGGTGGTTCCGCCGCTGACAAGCATTCCGAAGCCGACATCGTTGATACCGTTGGTATCGGTGGTTTGGTTGGTGGTGCTAAGACCAAGCCTGGTCTGTTGACCTCCCTTCAGACTGATCTTGCTACAGTTTCTTACGACGGTGGTGTAACCAACGTCTTCGGTGCTGCTGGTAACATCACTCTTCCTGATGGTCGTGTAGCCGCTGGTGCTTTGGCCTTTACCGCCGGTACCATCGTAGTTGACTATCTTGATCCATTAGCGTAAGCTAAGGTCCTGTATAGGATTAGAAAAGGCCCCTTCGGGGGCCTTTTTTATTGGGTTTGTTGATCTTGTTGAGGGGTGTATTGCTGGACTAATTCTTCAATGATATCCTTACTAGCCGGATCACCTAAGAGACTCTTCAACCCAAAATGAATAGGGGATGGCCAAGTTCCATACTCCACCCACTTGTAATCTTGTGTTTCCCAAGTAAGTTTGGGTTTGAATTCGTTTTCCGTTACAACAAGAAAGTTGTAAAACTTGAATCCCGAGGGATCACTGAACACGTACAAAGGAAGGATATCACCTACACCGGGTTTGAAACCGGCTTCTTCTTCTGTCTCACGTACGGCTGCTTCCAATGGCGATTCACCCTGATCAATGGCTCCACCCCATGTCCCCCAGGTGTCAGGTTGCTCTACCGAATCTGATCTATGGGCAAGTAAGATCCGCCCGGAGTCCTGAGATAGGAAGATGACACCGGCACCAGCTCTACCCCAGAAACCCGTGTCTTTGAGTGCCTGGTTGTGATCTTGGGTACTGTCGATTTCATGTAATTCGACGTATTCTATGAAGGTTCTTTTTCTCATGCTGTTATTTATTACACCTCTGCCGATAACCGGTGGACAAGAAATTTTTCATTCCCCTTCACTTCGGCAGTAAATATACCTATATTAGGGATTACATAATGGCAGCTATCGATTTCGAGACACTTAAAAAAGCGTGGACCCAATTAAAGACTACCAGATCGGTGGATCTTAAAAGACTATCGCCGAACCTTTCCGATCCTTCAGAGATTTATCTGAAGAGGATCGATGAGACGGATATCTACCTCACCGTTCAGTTCGGTGGATTCGAGAATGCCACCAGTGACTCTAGATTTATACCACAGTTGAAAAGGATTGTCACGTCTTGGCTCAGAAAAGTTTCACTAGATGTGAAAGTCATGCGAAGCGAGCCAAACTCTCTCATAGTCCGAATGGAGACTGAGAGTAAACTGGATGAAGCTGTCATATCGGTCTTCAAGAGGGACCCCAAGACCAACAAAAGAAAAGACTATTTCAAATGCATCGGCGGCAAGAAAAACGGCCGTAGGGTAAAGAATCCTGCAGATTGCATTGGTGTACCAGATTTCAACAAAAAGGTCAAGTTCACTCAGACCAAGCGTGCTAAAGCGGGTCAGTCTGGAATTGGCAAGAAGAAAACACAGCTTACTAACATCGTGAGTAAGAAAATCAGAAAAGCTAACATGAGATTAAAGAAGGCAAGAGGTTTCTAAAAATGGCTGATTACGAAAATAAAGGTCGGTCGGCTAGTGATGCCGGATTACAAGTCAAACAACAAGATATTCCCCCTGATGCTGCATTAGATCAGTCCTGGAAACACCGGGGCGGTTCAAGTCATGCAGTAGATTTAGACAACTCTGCTGAATTGTCTGAAGACGAGAAGATGCGTGAAGCTCACCGCAAGATCAAAGCAATCATGGAGAGTGGAATAGACGAGGGTGATTTGGGTATGAGTCCTACCCAGGCAGCCTCAATGAAGCGCAAGCGTATGATGCTAGAGCAACAGCGTCAAGCAAATCAGAATATGGCCCGGCAACAAGCCGGTGTTGGAATGGAAGATCTCATGGATGGTCTTTCCCAGGACGATATAGCCCGAGCCATGGGTGGTATGGCGGATGCCGCAGGGCATGTTGCTACCGATTTACTTCACAACAGCCACCAGCAAAACATCCCCGATGAAGCCACAATGATGGCTGAATCCTATGGTGCCAACCCACGAAACACCGGTGGCACTTGGAAGGTAGAGAAGTTCGGTGCTAAGATCAAGGGTTCAAATAAGGTAATTCCAGTATGGAAAGTATTGGATGAATCAACCGGAATGGAGATCCCCAAGCCCTTCCGAGTACAAGAACCCGCCGAGCGAATTGCTACCATTATTAATCAAACCGGTAACGTCAACGATGGACGAATCAAGGGCATAATTGAAGCCTATGATAGTCACGTCCAGCTAATGAAAAAAGCACGAACTTTACGTCAAGCTATCAAGGAAGGTAGACAGGAACTAAGACCCAAATTACAAGAAGTCTTGGGTGACTTAGAGACGGTGAACTTTAAATTAGGCATTTGACAAGAAATCGCTAAATAGATCATATAGAAATATATTCAGGAGACACAGTTCCATGCCTTTAGAGTTCACGAAACGCACGACAGTGGGTGATTTTCGCAGGATCGAAGCCGATCTTAAGACAATTGCCAATGTCAGTCTTACTCGATATAAGGCTATGACGCCACGCCAACTGGACACGGTTATTGAAGGACTTCTTGAAAACGAGAAGACCTCCATCAAAGAAAGTTCATATGGTTCTTGGTTGAGTAGCGACGAGTTTGCCAAATCAAAGCTTCTCACCGAAGCTCTTTCTTTATTGCGAGAGTACAAGGAGGACAAGCAGTCCGGGGAAGTTTTAGTATCTGGGTTCACGTATTACCGTGGTGTTAAGCAATTTGGTGACAACCTTGAAGGTAAGAGATGCCACTTCACCGAAAGTGAACTTCCCGCTTGGGTCGACTGGAAGTCAAATACCGCATGTGCCAAGGCAGTAGAAGTACTTCGTCATGGTTCAGAGGGTGACTTCAAGAAGATCTATGTGGAAATGGCTGATGGTCGAGTCGACGCACTTAACAAGGTCTCTGTAGAACATATTACCGAATCGTCAACGGAATCTCTAAAGGCAATTGAAGAATACTGTGACGGTCGTTGGGAAGGACCATGGCCTTGGGATCTTCCATCACCCTATACCCTTAGAAATGTTATCGAGGATACTCAAGAAATGAAGAATGCAATGATTGCAGAAATGCAGGGGCGTTTCAACAGTCTAGTCCAACAGCTTAATGAAGCTGAAATGGATCAGTACGAGGTTGTTCTCGCTGCACAAGAAATGGTAAAGAAAGTCCAGGGCATGATCGAAGACCTTGGCAAAATCTCTGGTGAAGGTCTGTTTGCACTGAAGGA